CGCTGTGAACCGTGAAGCGTTTACTCAACGCTTTCCCGGCCACATTGAACATTCAATGCGACTCATAAGCGAACGCCTGCAGAACTGCTTGGTCAAGCCAGGTGAGATGGACTTGAGTGATCCAGACACATGGCCTGCCACTGCCGGTGAGATTGAGAGTCTTGCTGCTGCACTGTGGAGTCTGGAACAGGTTCGACACTACTGGCCCACACAGGCTTGACAAGCAAGCCAAATAATAGTATAATAAATACACAGCACGATAGGCGTGCTGTATTAGTGCCACTCATAAGGAGCAAACAAGATGACTAAGCAAAAACACCGCACCGTGGCGGAACTCACGGCAATATGGGACTCACTTGACGAGGACCAAAAAATCGAGTTTATCAATAGCAACGATATCACAGCAGTTGAGGTGATGCGATTGGACCAGAATCGCGACCTGGGCTGGAACGACCTAACGACCTAACCCAAACGAACCACAAGCGGGAAACCCCTTGTGGTCTCATTATGACCATAAAATATCAAATCTTACAAGGCGACAACCGCGAGGTCCTTCGAACTCTCCCAGACAACAGCATAGACGCCATCGTGACAGATCCACCCTACGGCATAGACTTCCTGGGCAAGGCCTGGGACGCCAACACAGGAGCACTTGAGACCTATCAAGAATGTTTGCGTGTGCTCAAGCCAGGTGGACACATCCTGGCGTTCTCGGCAGCCAGAACCTATCATCATCTTGCTGTGACATTAGAACAAGCAGGCTTTGAAATCCGTGATCAGATCATGTGGATCTACAGTTCGGGCTTTCCCAAATCACAAGATGTTGGTCGGCAGATACAAAAAGCCATCTATGGCAAGCCTGACAAACAACGCTTTGATCCTGCCATTATGGTCAAGGTGTCAGGTGATCAATATCAGCATCCTGATTCAGGCAAGATCTATCGACGACTACCAGACATCAATGGCGATAGATTAAAAAAATCACACGAAGGTCAAGGCTATGGTTGTGTGTTTGAACAAGTGTTAGACATTAAAACAAAATCAAACTCAAACAGACGCATCAAAAAGAATGATACACCCAACACTTATGACCATGGCGGACTTAAAGATGAAATAACTGAAGATATAATCTGTGTTGATCCAACAGCACAAGCCTGGTCAGGGTGGGGTTCAGCACTCAAACCAGCACACGAACCCATAGCATTAGCCCGCAAGCCCTTGACTGGCAGCATTCGTGAGAACTGCTTGACCTGGGGTGTGGGTGCTATCAACATTGATGCCACTCGCATTGCCTATGAGGATCCAGCAGAAGCAGCAGCCGACGCTGCCTGGCGTGCCAAATGGTCCAAACACAATGTGGCGGGTCCTGTGTTCCAGGATCAAGACATTACACAGGTTAGAAAGAAACAAAACAAGCCTGCTGGTGGCAAAGGCACAGCCGCAACACACAAAAATTTCAGTGCAGAAAATACAGACAAAGAAAAAACAGAGTTTGAACCCTGGGAAGCAAGTCAAATAGGCCGATTTCCCTCCAATGTGATAGGTGAGATTGCTGAACCATATCAGAAGTATTTCTACTGTCCCAAGGTCAGCCGCCGGGAACGACACATTGGACACGAAACACCTCCACCCATGTTTGGTGATGTTCAGGGTGCGTATGGACCAGACGGCAACAGAATGGCAGTGGGATTAGATGCTCGCACTGGCAATGTAGGCAACAACCATCCCACTGTGAAACCTATTGAGTTGATGAAGTATCTGATTCGCCTGATCACACCTGCCGGTGGCACAGTGCTGGATCCGTTCAACGGTTCTGGATCCACAGGCTGTGCTGCTGTGGAACTGGGCTATGAATACATTGGCTGCGAACTGGACCCTGCTTATGTTGATATTGCTCGCAAACGCATTGAGGCCTGGTATGCTCACACTCATCCATTGCAGGCCACAGGTTTGTTCGAATGATTGATCCCACTGTGCTCATGCGGCGTGCTGTGCGATCAGTGTGCGATGACCACAATCTCCAGCCTGCCAGTCTTGCACAGTTTGATCACAACACACAGGAACAGTTTCGCGACCTGGCCATCACAGTGGCCGACGACATGCGATACAATGCACTCAAATATTTTCGTCCGTTTGAACACCAACGAAGTTTCTTTACCACCATAAGTGATCGACGAGGCATCCTGGCTGCCAACCGTATTGGCAAAACAGTAAGCACCTGCTATGAAACTGCCATGCACCTTACTGGCATCTATCCTGAGTGGTGGCAGGGCAAGCGTTATGATCGTCCCATCACTGCCATGGTAGCAGGAGAAGGCTGGAGCCAAGTAGCGTTAGTGTTGCAGAATGAACTGCTGGGCACACCTGATGTCAAACTCAAAGACAACATTGGATCAGGTGCCATACCCCGAGACGCCATTGATCAGGACACCATGCGATCTGATGGTGCCAACTGCATTGGTGTGGAAATACGCCATGTCACAGGCGGCAAGAGTTATTTGCTGTTTGCCAACTACACACAAGAAGTGCGACAGTTGCAAGGTTTCAAACTGAACCTGGCAGTGTTTGATGAACAGCCTCCGGATGACTTCTTCAGTGAGATTGTGACAAGAACTGCCACCACACAAGGCATGGTCATGTGCAGTTTCACACCACTCAAAGGTCTCAATGGCCTGGTATCAAAGTTCTGGAATCGGGAAGAAGGCTACGATTACATTCGTGTGAGTTGGGCGGATGTGCCCGAACACGATCCCTGGGGTGAACCATTCCTGCTGCACAGCACACGGCAGCAGTTGGAACGCGACTACCTGCCACACGAACGCGATGCTCGTATACAAGGCAAGCCCATCATGGGCAAGGGTGCTGTGTTCCAGATACGACAGTGGCCAACTTATAAGACTGGAGACATACCATTCCAAGAAATGCGCAACATCTCGAGAGTCATAGCACTTGACCTGGGGCTTGTGAACGACAAAACTGTGATCAGTCTCATGTATTGGGATCCATACGAAAAGACAGCATGGTTGCATCGTCAGATAGTTGTGCAAGGTGTGGAAGAGGCTGTGCCCACACAGTACATCAATCACTTGCTACGCCCAGAAGTGTATGGCACACCCATTGTGCTGCCGGCTGATGCGTCAACACCTGGCAGGTACACCATGAGTTCAACCAGCATCAGAGAACTGTTTGAACAGTATGAACTCAATGTGATACAAGGTGCCATTATGAATCCACCAGACCCACAAGGTCGTATCACAAACCACAAGAGTTATGGCATAAACCAAATGCGGCAAATGCTGGAAGTGGGCAGTTTAATGATCAACGAAAACTGTGTGGACTTCCTGCGTGAAGCACAGAACTATTATGTGGACACACAGGGCAGATTTTCGGACCCAGATGACTGCATTGACTCAGCCAGGTACGCCTTGTTGGCCTGCCTGCAAGGCATTGCCGAACCCTGGGACAACTTGAGTCCACAGCAACGCATGGCACGCCAGCGTGATCAACTGTATCGAACCCGGGACGAGACCAACTTGCCGGCCTGGAAAAAGAGTTTCAACCCAGCAGGATAATATGACCTATCAACTACACCAACAAGACTGCATTGAGTGGATGACCACACAACCAGATGACTCCATAGACATCATTGTAAGCAGTCCGCCTTACAACAAAGGCATTGTGTACAATGGCTATCAGGACCGTAGAACAGACTACCTTGAATGGATGACTCAAGTTTGGAGCGAAGCCTGTAGAGTGTTAAAACCCACAGGACACTTGTTCTTGAACATTGCTGGATCATCTGACCAGCCATTCTTAAGTTATGAAGTTGCACGGTCAGTGCCCTGGCGTGTGCAGAACAACATAGTGTGGGCCAAGGCTGTGGAGTTTCAAGGCTATATCTATGGACGCAGCACTGTGAACATCAATTCAAAATTGAAATTGCCCAATGGTCATGAATCAGTTTGGCACTTTACAGAAAAAGGCAAAACACCCATAGACATTGCTGCCAGTTCAGTGCCTTACAGACCAGAGTTTGCTGAAGACACCAGTCGACGCACAGGCCGCACCACCAGGCCCACCACTACCTGTTGGCACATTCCATATGAAACCATAGGCTACATGGGTGCGGCTGCTGTTGACCTAAAAGGTACCAAAGGTCATCCTGCCATATTCCCAAGAGAACTGGTGCGACACTGTTTGCGTGTGGCCGGAGCACAGCCTGGTCAGCGTGTGTATGATCCTTTTTCTGGCACAGGCACCACCATGTGGGTGGCCGAGAAAGAGTTTGGCTGCGAAGCCATTGGCACAGAGATTGACGCTGACTACGCTGCATTTATACATCAAAGAATGACATCCTAATAAATAACTGCATGAGAAGGACACAATGAACAAGACCATTAGATCAGCACAATATGTCGTAAACTTGCCACGCGGTCCAGTGTTGCTGTGTGCCATTCACACCAATCACCTGGTGCCTGCTCTGGAAGCCAGCAGCATTGACCATGAAGTCATGATGTTGCACACTTCAGATCAGGCACAGGTATGTCAAGCCTGTGATCTGGCTGCCAGTCAGCGTGAGCCAGGACAACTGCCACACTGAGCCTGCTAAACCACCCCATAATCCAGTACCCGCTAAATAACATATTATTAGGAAATCTCAATGCTGGACATAAAAAATATTCCCATTTCTGACATCAACCAAAACCGGAAACTCAACGCAAACTTTGTGCGTATGAAGAACTTGATGGATGTCAAAATGGCGTCATATCTACGCTACCTTGGCACCAAAAATGCAGTAAATCGGGCCAGTGACTATCACTACCTGTGCCTGGCAGTGACAGATTCAACTGCTCCAGTAAACGGCATAGATTATATTCACCCGTCAGTGAAGCCTGTGGTAGATTATGCCACTGCTGTGATCACCAAGGGCCTGGCTCCCAATGGCGAAATCAACTTTGAGTTTGTGGCCGACGGTGAAGATGACGAAGAGGCCGCCAGACAAGCAACAGAAATGGTGTCAAGTGTGGTGAACGAAATGAATGATCCACACTTTATGCTGGAACGCTGGGTGATGGATGCTGCCATGCACAAAAACGGCATGATGATGATCATGCCTGTGCGTGAACCCATCATTCGCTATGTGGAAACACAAGGCACAGCCGATCAGTTGCGGGCTTTCGAACAACAGGCCCAGGAGTCAGGACTCACTGCCCTGCGTCAGACTCGCAGACGCACCACGGTGGACATGGCTGCGGTACTTAAAGAAGTACAAGCACTCATGGGCACAGCCGATTCTGAAATGAGTCAGAGCATTATTGACAGCCACATTGCTGGCCTGGCTGTGCTGCCTGATGATGATGACGACACCATGAATCTCGAGCGTGAAACCATGCTGGCAGCAGGTGTTGAAAACAAACAAACCATCCTGGATGATGCCATTGCTCGCAATACCATCTACACTGCCAAGTACAAACTCACAGGCTACAACATCAAGATTAAGTTTCGCAGTATTGCACAGCACTATTGGATCTGTGATCCCACTGTGCCTGAAATGCGTGACATGCCATTCTGTGGCTACTACGATCCCATGACCATACAAGAAGCAGTTGAACTGTATCCAGACATTGATCTGGCACAGTTTGAACGCTTTGCAGAATACAACATGAACGGTGCTTACCAAGCAGGCTCAGTGCTCAACAACCTGGCCATTCATGCCAGAGACTCAGTGCCTGTGATGGGTGTGCCAGTTAGTTCAGCAGCGTCAGCAGATCCTGATTCACGCCAAATCTCAATCGTCACAGTTTGGAACCGCTACGACATTGACGGAGATGGTGAACTGGAACTGGTAGAACTGATCTATTCAGGATCCTACATCATAAGTGCTAGAGAAGTAGAGTTCATCCCTGTGGCCAACATGTGTCCCAAACCATTGCCAGGCAACTTCTATGGCATGAGCATTGCGGAATCAGTTATTCCCATGCAGGAATACAACACCAGTGCTGCTCGTGCCGAAATACAACTGGGCTTGCTCACAGCCACACCACGCATTGGTGTCAAGCCAGATCGCTTGGACTTTGAAATGTTGCAGGACGGCGAATCAGCAATCTTTATTCTTGATTCCAAGTTTGATCCTGCCAAAGACATCTATCAACTGCCTCCTCCTTCAGGCAACCTGCAGTTCTTGGAAGTGGCCATGAACCGTATACAACAAGACACCATGGCCATGGTTGGTATGACCACACCCAGTGATGTGTTCAATCCAGAAGTGATGGCGCCAGGCAACTCGGGCATCAAACTGCAGATGGCTCTCACACCCAACCAAATCATTCAAGACAACACTGTACGAAATGCAGCAGATGGCCTCAAAGAAGCCTTGTGGTTGGTGTGGCGTACTCTTATTCAGTACGGTGATGACTACGGTGTTAAGAAACTGGCTGCCAAGTACCACCCAGACAAGCGGCCAGAGTACCTGGATTACCTGGCCTGGGACGACATGAACTTCTGTGATCGCAAGCACATTCAGATTGAACTGGCCCTGGGCATGATGAGTCAAGAAAACGCATTAGGTCGACTACAAATCATACAGAAATGCCAAACAGATTTGTACATGCAAGTGCAAGGTATGGCACAGTCAGGCACACTCACACCAGAAATATACCAAAAGGTCAAGAAGCCTTTTGCTGACACCCTGTATGTGCTGGGTGTGAAAGACTGCGACACTTACTTGCCGTCTGATGACGAAGTCCGAGTCATGATTGAGCAAGGCCAAGCCGCTGCCAAGAACAAAGAACCTTCTGCAGAAGACAAGAAACGCCTGGCAGATGCAGGTCTGGCACAGGCCAAAACAGAACAGATTCAAGCAGAAATGGCTGGCACTGATAGTGAAAGCCAACTGGATTACATGGCTGTGGCAGCAGGAGACCCCAAAGTCTACAGTTGATTTTTTTAGATAGGATATGATATGATTGAAGCAGAAACAATTGAAAGTTTCAACACACGCTTGACAGTGGACACTTCAGACTTGAAAAAGTTAACGCCTGCACAGCGTGACACCATCAAGCACTATGGATCACAAGCCGAGGCCCTGCTTAAAAACAGGGATCTGGCCATGTTTGTGCATCATTACAAGTTTGAACTGGCTGACAATCTCACCAACATCACAGGGCACACAGATGTTGACAATCGCACCAGAATCGCACAAGCCAATCACTTGAGTGGCATTGACGGCTTTGTCACCAGCCTCAAG